GCCGGAATACGTGCCGGACAAGATAAGGCCATTTGTGCCATTGCCTGTCACCTGAAGATGCGTGCCTGTCACGTTCCCTGACATTAGGATCGAGCGGCCACCATTGGTGTTGATGTGGATCGCATGATCGATCGGGTTGGTGTTGCCAGATATGTCTCGGATGACGATGCCAGTTCGCCATGTGCCGTTTGACCGGGACGGAATGTCATTGTGAATATGGATTGCGGCGCCGCCAACTACCTCGCCATAGTTGTCGGATGCGGTATTCCAGCCGGAAACGCTAGTATTCGTGATGGGGATATAGACATGTCCCCACCTGCGGCCCGCATAACGGCCTGACGTTCCGATCTGATTGAGGGTCGGATGATCGTCGCCAACCGCCATGACATTCGTTTCAGTTCCAATTGTTCCGGTAACTGTCGAACTTGTCGCCGCCTTGAATTCATCACGCGCCTGGAAGTGGCTGGCGAACAGGCCTGCGCCACCATCCACCATCTTGAAGGACGTACCAGACACGGCAGTCGAACCGTTATCAGCCGTGGTATTGTAGCTGTAGATGACGCCAGCAATTGCCCATTCTGTTTGCGCGTTCGAGTCATACTTGATGGTTTCGACATGCAGCGCGTGCGGGTTAGTCTTGCCGTCATTGGTGTTTACCCACCGGCGAATATCAACAACGCGCTCGTCGTCGCGGTAGGTTGTGTTTTGCAGAAAAAACGCATGGACCTGCGGGATATTCTTGAAATTGTTCGTTGGCTGCGTGACTGTGATGAACGGCAGATACGTCCCGCTTTCCTTGGCATTGTCAGCCAGGATCAGCGTCGGGCGCGTGAAAGCCGTTACGCTGCCGGATGCCAGATAGTCGCCGTTTGGAACGAACTTCAGCCCACTTCCGGCAAGCCAATCATTGATGGCAGTCGTATCAACCGCAACGCCATTTCCAACAGCGCCGAAATTCTTCAGACTGTCAAAACCGAAAAAACCCACAGCGCCAGCCGTGCCGCTAGTTAGCGCCCGACGCCGCAGATCCTCCATCGCTTTCTTGAATTCGCGGCTCTCATTTGGATTGCTGCTGGTGCGATATGTACTCACCGCGCCGCCCTACTCGTCGCCGCCGGCCATCTCGTACAGATCATCGAACGCCAGTTCCTGCTTCACCGCTTCCGCCAGCAATTGCGGATATGCCAGGCCATTCGATGCGCCGATCCGGGCAATAAGCTCCTTGCCCACGCTCTGCTTGCCGACTACGAAATTCGTGGCGCTGTCGCTCGATGAAAACGCATCCTGGTACACCTTGCAGCAGCCCAGAACCCACAGCATCACCCGCACGCCATCAGCGGTCGCCAGCACATTGGCAATCGCCTTGTCGAGCAGATCCGCCCGCAGCGCCGCGACCTGATCGGGCGTCATCGGAATTCTAGACACCGCCGTTTACCATTGTTGAAAACGGTCCATTGGTATCAATCTCGGACAGCAACCGCGCCGCATCCGCACCCTGCTTCACAGCCGGCGCCATCGCCGCGGCCTGCTCGATCTGTGCCGCGCGCTGCTGTTCTTTCGCCCGCGCCTCACGAATTTCCTTCACCTTGTCGTCGCTCAGTACAATGGCAGGCGGCACGCCAAGCATTTCGGCATACTGGTCAGCAGCCTCATCGGCGTCATACTTGTCCATGAGATCAGGCTTGATCGCGGCATGGTTGCCGATGAATCCGGCAAAGCGTTCAATCGCGCCAGTGCCCACCGCGCGCTGCGCTTGCGCCAGCACCGAGATATATTCGATCTTCAGCGCCTGCCCCTGCAATTCAGGCGGTGATTCCGGCAACAGGCCGCGCCGTCCCATGATGGCGTCGGTGCGCGAGATCACTTGCGCCAATGCGCTGTAGAGGGTTTCAAGCACCGGCCCCAGGGCCAGAAGCTTTTCCTCTTTCCTCTCGCCAATCTCGAAGTCATTGCGCGGCTGAATGCCTTCGAGGTTTTCCAGCATCAGGAACAGATCGGCAAAGGTCGCGCGTTCGATGCGCTTCCTGACTTCCTCTATATCATCCCGCAGATACGAGATATTCAGGTTGACCTCTTTGACCTGCCTCAGCCCCTTGCCCGTCGGATCATCGACATAGGTAATCGACCCAGGCAGGAACGACCGGTGATTGTTCTTGAGCGCAGTCGGGCCCTGCAACGCCGGATCAGCCATCTCATCAATGGCCTTGAGTTTCGTGCGCTGTTCAGCCTGAAGCATCTTCACATCGGCAAGCGCGACCTCACCCGGCCATGTGCTGGCATAGGTATCGTCGGCTTCCAGTTCCCATGCCGGGCAGATGATCGGGTTTTCGTCAAACCCGCTCTCTTCCAGCATCTTCGTGTCGCTCGAACCGGTTCCATCTTCCCAGTAATTGGACAGGAACGGCTTGTTCTTCTTGTCGATCTTGCCCGCGTTGCGCCTGGTGCGAGGCTCTACGGCATGGCACACAGTGACCTTCTGGTCATAGTTCCGCGTGTCATAGGCCGTCTGCGTCGAATACGAGCAATTGGCATAGCCGAACCGCTCCACAACCCGCTCCACCGTCCATGAGAACCGGCGATACACCGTGTCGCAAATGCCGCGATGATCACGCGCAATCCAGAACGCGCCATGCTGCAACTGCAACAGCCGCACCACGTCGATCTCATCTTCGAGCAGCAGACAGCAGAACTGGCCAAGCTTACCCAACGTGCCATAGGCCGAGTGCATGACGCGATAGAAGTTCGACCCGGCAAGAACTTCCATCTGCCGGGCTTGCCGCTCATGGATATGCGCCTTGACCGCGGCCTGTTCCTTTTGGTCAGTGTCGAATGTGGATAGCCTGTACCACGGCCGCGCCGGACTCGACGCCCCACTGTGAAACCCTGATGCCAGCGTGCGGAAAGCCGTGGTGCCGGTGCTGTCGATGATCTTGCCGCGCTTCTTGTTGCCCAGTCCCTGATCGAGTTCGCGCCGGAAGCAGGACGGATCGATGAACTCCGCAATCTCTCCCCAATGGCTTTCATAGGGCGTCCGCAGCCGCTGCAATTCGCCCATGCGGCGAATGTGATAGGCTTTCTGCGTCTGGTACGGGTGCGCCTGCATCACTGGCCCAGAATCGTCTTCTTGTCCGAAACCGTAGCCGTCGTGTCGCCCTGTCCACCGGTCAGAACGGTAGAGCTATACGCCCGCACCTTGTCGGTAGACCGGCGTTGCGCCGCCGAAACAGCGCGGCCGTTGTCAGGGTTTTTCATGATCGCAGGCTCAGGCGGAAGTTCTGGAGCCTTGGGCGTGGAGACTAAACACATGCTGAAAACCCTCAGCCGCCCAGCATTGACGCGAGCGGGTCATAGTCCTCCATATCCCTGTCATTACGGCTTGTATTTTGCATCACCATCCGCTTGACCACCGGTTGCGCAAAGGTCAGCATCAGCGCGTCAGCCTTGTTGGGGCTTGGCACGCCGCGTTCCTTCATGTCCTCCTTGCTTTCCAACTGAATCCGGCCGTCCATGCGCGGCACGGTTTCAGGCCCGATCAGATCCTGGTACAGCACGTCGTCGCGCGGATCGATCACGCCACCCTCACGCAGCCACCGCTTGCCCATGCCCCATATTTCAGCCCGCTTGTTGAGGTAGCCCGGGTCATTCGGCTTGGATGCGAACCACACCAGTTGCCACGTCCGGCCCATGGTGCGCCCGATCGAGACGATGCCCGTGCCATAGCCGGCATCTACGAACACGGCGTCGGCGTTGTGCTCGGTTTCGAGGTGCGCAATGATATTGGCCATCTCCACGTCATTGTCGTTTCGCGCCACAGACCGCAACGACCGCGAGTACAGGCCCTGCCTCAGCATGATCTCAAAGCTGTCATCACCGGTCCATGCCGGGTCGACGCCGATGATGACAGGCGCAAACTGATACTGGTCCGGCCTCAGATGGCGATTACGCGCCGCGTCAACGTCCTCGCCGCCAATGAACTGATTGGCGCTCTGGCTCGGAAATTCGCCGCGCACACGCACCTTGAAGAAATCGCTGTCCTCGCCGTGGTCCTGCCGTAGCTGCTCAAAGTATTCCTTGTTGGTGCCTTCAACGGTGCGGCTGTCGATGTGATAGGTTTTCCAGCGATGGCGGAAGCGGCGGAAGCACTCGCGAAACCGCCCTGTGTTGGACGTCGGGTTTCCGAACTTCAGCCAGATGATGACGGTGCCTTCGTCGGTCAGTGCGCCCTGAATGACGTCCGAAATTTCGCCCGGTATCTCGGAAGCCTCATCCTCGATGACGACGATAATCTTACCTTCGTTGTGCAGGCCCTGAAATGCGGCGGTGTTGGTCAGCGACCATGTGACGAAATCGAGCCGCCAGTTTTCCCTGTGTTTGGGGTCGACAACCTTGATCGATTGCGTCGAGATGTCGAACCAGTCAGCGGTGATCGCGGACTTGAACCATTTAGCGACCTCGGGACTGGTTTTGGTGCGAAGCTGCGTTTCGGTGTTGGCGGTAATCATCACCTTGGCGCCGTCCCAACAGGACATGGCCCAATTGCAGACCATCGAGATCGCGGCGGTCTTGCCGATGCCGTGACCGGATGCGACCGCAATGTAGATCGGTTGATGGCGCCTGGCGGGATCGGCCAGCGTATCGCGGATATAGGCCATGACGCTAGCCTGCCATTGGCGGATAGCCTTGCCTTCGAGCGGGCCACGGCCCCAGTCCCAGGCGTAGAGTGCCCACTTGAGCGGATTGTAGCGGCATTCCGCAGCCATTGCGATGAGGGACGATTGCGGATCGGTCATGGCTTCACACGCAGCATGAATCTCAAGCAATCCATTCCTTGGCCATCAATGTACGATCCAGTGCACACCATCTCGACCGCTTCACCCGGTATCGGTGGACGCCCAATGAAAAAATCACCGGTGTCAGTCGTGCGCATCAGCATGAAACACGATCTGGTGAGCGGCAAAATGTGTTCCGAAACCCGGTTAGCATCATCAATGATCTGTTGAACAAGCTTCTCGTTCATGGCTTATGCTCGATCAGCGTCATGTCCTTCTCGGCCTCGATGGCCTTTGCCGCCCGGTTCATCCGCTCAGCCAGTTCGGACACGCCGACGATCGCCACATTCTCCTGAAACGCCTTGATCTTGATATGCTTTCCGAGCATTTCTAGCAGCTTCGTACGGTCAGCGAGCTTCACCTTGCGCATGACGCCGGTCACAACTCCGTCCTGATCGGTGATTTCC